TTCTAAAATGTCGTCACGAATATTTTGATTACGTTTCTCAATATTAATAACACGAACAAAACTATTAGTAACGGCGGCAGTAAAGTATGCAAAGGGATTATCGGATTTTGATTCATCGAATTGTAGTCCTATCTGTGTTAGTTGTAAAATAGCTTGACCCTTCATTTCGTCATTGTATGTGTAGCCGCGAACGTTGCCTCGTGTAGCATATCTCTCACATAATTTTAACATCATTCTAGCCAAGGTGTTAGTAATTTGGCCAGCATCTTTATCAAATTTACCTTTGACTAAGTCGCCTTTCCAGTGACTTTTGCCTACGCATACCAGCTCGTCTTTGTCATTGAATTTCCAATGTTGGAATGGCGGAAAGTTTACTTTGTCTCTATGATCTGCCAAACTTTTGGGATTTTTCTTTCTAGTGTTGTTCAGCGGGATGTGATCAAACGTCATGATTCTAAATACCACATCTGTTTTAGCTATCTTTTTGTAGTCAACTTCGCAGTCTGCTTGTTTGACTTTTTCTCCAGCCTTTTTACGAGTTTGATAATCCAAATCTCCTATTCGCTTTGCACGATTGCGTTTGGCTTCAGCTATACTACGTATATTGATTTTGTCTACACTTGACAATATAAGATCGTATTGGTGATATTCTGGGCTGGTAAACACACAATATGAGCTTTTTGATTTATGTATTTCTAACAACATATCCTTGTTGTTTAGGTAGTTAACTTTTGCTGTCATCCTTAGAGTCCTCTTATATGTTATTATAAACTACGCAGTTAATAAAGTCAAATAAATAATATACCAAAAGGGATATTATTATGGCATTCGGCGACAACTTACTACAAACTGTGACTAGTTCACAAAATGCAATTGGCGCGGCCGCTAATGCGGTTAATATTGCTGGAAACTTATCTAGTGCTATTAGCGCCGGATATGCCAGCGGCGGCGTAATGAGTGCTATTCGTAGTATTGATCTACCAGCAGCCGGCGAAGCAATAGGAGACATAACCAGTGCTGTAGCCAGTTTCGGCGGAGATTCCAATTCCAATGATTGGCGTGTTAGATTGAGCTTGCCAACATGGCCCAGCTTTAGAAATAGTCCAGTACTTTCTCCGTTAAAAGATGCAGGTGGATTAATTTTTCCTTACACTCCTCAAATCACAATGACCAGTAAGGCCAACTATACTACTATTCCAGTGACACATCAAAATCATACATTTAGAGCATTTCAAAATAGTGAACACGGAGAAATCAGTATTACTGCCCCAATGAACGTTGAAGATCCTACACAAGGATTATACTGGATTGCGGCGGTTCATTATTTAAGAAGTTTAACCAAAATGTTCACGGGAACTGATCCTAAGGCAGGTAATCCTCCTCCAATTGTTATGTTAAACGGATACGGAAACTATGTGTTTAAAAATGTCCCTGTAGTGGTTACAAATTTTACAACAACACTGGATGCGGCATCGGACTATATCGGCGTCAACGTTGTAGGCAGTGCGGCAGGAGCTGCCGCAGGGGTAGCAGATGCTATTGGAGGCCTAGCAGGCAGTTTAGGTGGAGCCATACCTGGCATTAGTGGCATTACAGATACGGTAAGTAGTTTAGCTGGCGGTATTGGGCAAGTTGCCTCCTTAGCTGGAACATTTGGTATCGGCGGAACCACTAGCGGAGGGGTCACTCATGTTCCAACCAAGAGTAGTTTCACAGTAACACTACAACCAATGTACAGCAGAAACAGTATGAGAACCTTTAGTCTTGATAGATTTGTTCAAGGCGGTTATATTAATAATAGTTTTGGATATATCTAAACATGTCATCACATTACACAAATACTAGTCCGTGGTATACAACACCAATTGTTAACAATTATTTGGATGTATTAACAATACGACCAGTTGCTTCAGCGGCTGATGATTTCTTGTACACTATTCAACCACAATATACCTACAGACCAGATTTACTAGCATTTGACTTGTACGGGCAAGCAAGTTTGTGGTGGGTGTTTATTCAACGTAACCTTGATGTACTGCATGACCCTATTTTAGATTTTGTTCCAGGAACACAAATTTATATCCCAAAAGGATCAGGATTAACCACAGTATTAGGATTATAATATGAGTCTAGACGGAATACCAGGCCTAGTAGATTCAGCAACCGCTAGTGTTCAAGCAGGCGCTCAGTCGATCAGTAATACAGTATCTGGCATCGGATCTTCTGTTAGTAGTTTTTTATCTCAAGGCCCTGCCAGTGCGTTAGGATCAGTAGGAGATGCAATATCGGGTATTTTTCAATCAGTTAGTAGTTTTATAAAACCTCTAGCTGGAGTAAAACTTCCACTGCCTAATCCTTTGTTTGCCTATGCCAGTTATGATTATGTATTAGGTATAGGAATTTTAACAGACGAACAATTAGCAAATCCAAGTTTGTACATGAGTACTTCTCAGTATCCATTGATATGCAAATCTGCTAATGCAGATCCTAGCAATCGTATTAACACACCTTATGGAAAATTTGACTTTTTTATAGATAACTTAGAAGTTAAAGGTGTGCTAACTGGAAACAACGGAAAAAACTCTAGTGTTACTAATATAACATTTGATATCACTGAGCCATACAGCATGGGTTTATTTTATATTGCCTGTCAGCAAGCTGCCGATCAAACAGGTCATAAAAACTGGAGAGATGCTCCTTACTTGCTAACAATAGAATTTAGAGGTAACACAGAAACTGGACAGATGGCCAATGTGCCTAACACTACTCGAAAACTAGTTTTTAAATTTCAAAATTTAACAATGAAAGTTACCGAAAAAGGTGCAGTATACAATGTTGAAGCATTTGTACAAGGTATGCAAGCTCATACAACAGAATATGCCAGTTTAAAAACAGATGTTTCTATCAAAGGATCCACTGTACAAGAAACTTTGCAAACTGGAGATAAAAGTCTTCAAGTTGCTGTTAACCAAAGATTGCAAAAACTAAAACAAGATAAAATAGTTGATGTTGCAGATGAGATTGTGATAATGTTTCCAACTGATATATCTGCTGGATCATCTCCTGCATCGGATTCAAACTCATTGGAAACTACCACAGGCGCAACACAAGCTACCGATGCTCCAAGTGCCACAGCAGTATATTCTCAATTGGGTCTTTCTCGTAGTTCAGTAAACAAAACACTAGTACAATCAAATTCAAATTGCAATATATTAGGAAAATCAGAACTTGTATTCAACGAAGTTAAAAAAGGAGATCCTAGTACTGGCCAAGAAAATAAGATATACGATCCCAAAGGAAAAATTTATGTCCAAGGGAAAAACACTATAGATACAACATCAAGTGAATTTAAATTTACACAAGATAGTGATATTCCTAATGCTATTAATCAAGTGATGTTAAAAAGTGATTATGCAAGCAAAGCATTAGAGGAAGGCAATGTTACACCTACTGGTATGAGACAATGGTGGCGTATCGATACACAAGTTTACAATATTGGTGACATACAAAATAACACTGGTAAGAAACCCAAATTAATTGTATATCGTGTTGTGCCATACGAAGCACACACTAGCAAAATTATGCCACCTAACACAAAAGCTCCAGGTTTTGAGCAATTGAAAGCACAAGCTGTTAAAGAATACAACTATATCTATACTGGTAAAAATATAGATATTATAAAATTTGATATAGAATATAATGCAAGTTTTAGCACTACGTTGCCTGCCGGTAGCCTAGCCAATACACAAGATAGTAAAAATGCGGCAGCAGAAGGCGGAACTAAAGAAAAAACAGCACCAACTTTGACACCTTTGGAAAAGGGAAATAAACCCAGTGGTGCTCTAGGCGAAAGTACAACACAGAACAAATACTCTGGTACTTCTTTGCCTACAGATAAGAGAGGTGGCGGCGGCAGTGAAGATCAAAAGACTCGTGCGGCCCGTGTATGGCACGATGCAATCAACGGCGGAACAGACATGCTACAACTTAATATGGAAATCATTGGAGATCCTTATTATATTATGCATAGTGGCGCTGGCAACTATACAGCACCTCCAAGTCAGTACAGCAATCTCAATGCCGATGGATCAATGAATTATCAAAATGGTGAAGTTGATATTATAGTTAACTTTAGAACTCCTATAGACATTAATCAAACCACAGGTTTGTATGATTTTGGAGGTAAAAGCGCAACAGCCCCTATCATGGCATTCAGCGGACTGTATTGTATAAACAATGTTGAGAGTCATTTTAAACAAGGAAAATTCACCCAGAATTTAATTGGGTTTAGAAGACCTGCACAAGAATTGAAGAAAACTGGTACACCGTTTAACACATCTAAGAAAATTGTTGATCCTAACAATCCTGACGGTGAAGGAACACGGGTTCCGCCTCCAGGCAAGCCTGATTAAGGATCACTATGGCAGATAAAAATTACGACTATGCACCGTCAGGTGATGCAGAACAAAAACCTGGCCCGTTTTTAGCACGAGTTGTTAGTCACCTTGATCCTACATACATGGGTGTATTAGAAGTTGAAATTTTAAGACCTGCTGGTGGTGACGGAGTTGAAAGCCAGTTACATCAGGTAAAATACATGAGTCCTTTTTATGGAATTACTGGTGTTAAACATGTTCAAGCAGATCCTGACAACTATAACAACACACAAAAAAGTTACGGCATGTGGATGATACCTCCCGATCCGGGAACCACAGTAATTGTATTTTTTATTGACGGAGATCCTCGACAAGGTTATTGGATGGGATGTGTACAAGACGAAAACGCAAATTTTATGATACCAGGAATTGCGGCTACACAAAATAATGTAGAAGGTACATATACTCGGGCGCCTGTTGCAGAATACAACAAACAAGTTAATGATACTCCAACAGACCCAACTACGATTAAAAAACCAACCCATCCACTAGCAGATGTATTAAATTCTCAAGGATTAATCAAAGACGACATACGAGGTATTACCACAAGTAGTGCTCGTAGGGAAGCACCAAGCATGGTATTTGGTATCAGTACGCCTGGCCCGTTGGATAAGCGACCAGGAGCAAAACAAGGCCCAGTTGGAAAAATAGAACACTTGATACCCAACGCTCCGGTCAGCCGTTTAGGTGGTACAACATTTGTTATGGATGATGGCGATGATAAGTGGTTAAGAAAAACAAAAGCCAAAGACGGTCCTCCAGAGTATGCATCTGTAGAGCAAGGAGATTATTCTGGTAAACCAGATATTCCTCACAATGAGCTAGTACGTATTCGTACTAGAACTGGTCATCAACTACTAATGCATAATAGTGAAGATTTAATCTATATCACTAACAGTAGAGGAACTGCATGGATTGAATTTACCAGCGACGGAAAAATTGACATATATGCACAAGATAGTATCAGTATGCATACTGCCAATGATATTAATTTTATAGCAGATAGAGATATAAATTTTAATGCAACTGGAAACATTAATATGACTTCTGGAATTAGCATGTATGCTACTACTAAAAAAACATTTGAAGTCAGCGCAGGAACAGATGTTAAATTGACAGCAAAAGGTAACTCGCACATTAGTAGTGCCCATCACTTTGAAACTGCTGGCAAGATCGATATGAACGGCCCAGCAGCCGAAAAAGCAACTGCGGCTAAATTACCAGTTAGAGTCCCACAAACTGAACCTTGGGAAGGGCATGAAAATTTAGACCCAACAAGTTTTAAACCAGACAAGACCAAAGCTACAGAAACAGGCCCAGTAAAATCAACACCTGCGGCATTTGGTATGTATACAACATCAACAGATACTTTTAATAAAGTACAAGGAGGAAGTTAATGGCTTCTAAATTATATAACAAGATTACTTTGCCGGCTGTAGCGCCTAACACTATTGCAGGCCCTAAAACTTACAAAGGATTCAGCACAGTAAATACCAATACTGAGAATTTTGCTCTGTATGATTTTGAATTAATCAAACAGGATCTACTAAATCATTTTTATGTGAGACAGGGCGAAAGATTAATGAACCCTACATTTGGCACTATTATTTGGGACCTGTTGTTTGAACCATTGACAGAAACTATCAAAGATTTAATTTTACAAAATGTAAACGAAATTATCAACTACGACCCAAGGATACAAGCTGGTAATGTTGTTGTTTTGCCCTATGATACTGGTATACAGATACAATGTACATTGAAATATTCGCAATACAATTTGCAAGAAACCATACAATTAAAATTTGATCAAGCTAACGGATTGCTTGTACAATAAACTACGCACATAATTTATTTCAATAAATACACTTATTAGGACACATTATGAGCTCAACGGATAGACAAAATAACCTGTTAATTAGCGAAAATTGGCAGAAAATTTATCAATCGTTTAAGAATGCAGACTTTCAAAGTTACGACTTTGAAAATTTACGTCGTACAATGATTGACTATATCCGTACGAATTTTCCTGAAGATTTCAACGATTACATAGAGTCCAGCGAATACCTTGCACTTATTGATATTATTGCATTTGTGGGACAGAGTATAGCTTTTCGTGTTGATTTAAATGCACGTGAAAACTTCCTTGAACTGGCAGAACGTAG